AAGAGACGTATAATATCGTCGCGGCTCATGGCTACTTTGGGAGACTTATCTTCCAGTATGCCAGCTTTAATAATAGTAGGGCTCTTCATTTCTTCCTTGCTGTATTCCCAGTCACTTGCATATGGTTCACCAGTATGGGAGTCAGCACTATGGCTTTTAATCTCAACGGTTTTAACTTCAATCAGTCAGTCGTTGATGCCAATGGTAGGATCGTTCCTACCTGGGCAGACGTCTTGAACCGAGCGAACCTTGGTATGGAAGTAATGCATGAAAGAAACGCACATAACTTTCCACTTGATCTAGCTACAAAGGAGTTTAATTATGGATAAAGCTACTTACGAAAAACATAACAGAAGGGTAAATGCTGCAAAAGCAGCTAAGACTCCAGAAACAAAAAAGAAAATACTATTAAACGCTGCACAGATATATCTTGATAAGGTGTAAAGCCATGGCGGCTCGTATGTCGATACAGTAGAAGCCACCTCAATCCACGTCCGTTCAACCTCTAACGAGGTCGCATGACAACCACAGCATGGAACGGGGTTGTGGTACTGGAGTATTACAATGACTGTAAAGCTTTCGTATCGTGGTATTGAGTACACAAAAACAAAGTAACTTAATTTAACATGAAAAAATTTGCACTAGCCCTAGCGGCAACTCTCGCTTCGACTCCTGCAATGGCTGGCGTTTATCTTAACGCTGAGTCAAACGCATCTTATACAGGTAATGATTATACTTCCCGTACTACCGATCTTCATATAGGCTATGAAGGTGAAGTAGGAGAGCTTGGATACTATGTCCAAGGTGGTCCTGCATTCACTGCAGCTGATGGAGCAGATGGTAGCACAGACTTCTCAGGTAAGCTCGGAGCATCCGTAGCAGCATCAGAGAAGCTCGGTGTATATGGAGAAGTTTCATTCAAAACTGATGAGACTGCTGATAACGCTTACGGCACTAAGATAGGTGCTAAATATTCTTTCTAAAATATGTCACAACAATCTAACACAGGGTTCGGGGTAGCTAATCCCGTTCCTTTTTCACCTGAACCTGAGAAAATTGACACTAACCCTAGTGATAAACAACCTCCAGGTGTAGATAAAGAAGACGAATGGGAACCTCAATCTCTTGAGGAAGCCCTCTTAGGAGAGTAATAGTTAGGGGAGCACCTCAGAGTAGGACTCCCCTTTCATTGGCATTAGCCCATGATGTATATCTAAGGATATAATAGTGGATACCTTTTGCCGTCTAGACGGTGGGATAGACCACAAACAAATGATCAAAACATTACGCGTAAGACAGATAAACATACAATCTTTTAATTAACAATGGCCCAACAGGCAACGACTGCCAACGCCAATGGACCGATTTGGGGAGGTGCCGATAACGGTGCTGATACCACTACTTCAGCGAGAAGGCAACTTTATCTTAAGTTGTTCTCTGGTGAACTATTCAAAGGATTCCAACGTAATACAATTGCAAGGGATCTTGTTACAAGACGTACTCTTAAAAACGGTAAGTCTTTACAGTTCATCTACACAGGTAGAACCAAAGCGGAATTCCATGTCCCTGGACAGTCTATATTAGGTAACAACGAGAAGTCACCTCCAGTAGCAGAAAAGACAATCACCTGTGATGATCTACTCATCTCAAGTGCATTCGTTTATGAGCTGGATGAGACACTTGCCCACTACGATTTACGTGGTGAAATCTCTCGTAAGATCGGTTATGCATTAGCCGAAAACTATGATCGTCGGATCTTCCGTGCGATCTCAAAGGCTGCTAGACAGCCATCACCAGTTTCTATGAGTAACTTTGTAGAACCAGGTGGAAGTATCGTTAAGGTTGGTGCTGCTAATAGTACTGCTGCAACAGATGCTTACGATTCTACTAAATTAGTTCAAGCCTTCTATGAAGCTGCTGCCATCTTAGATGAGAAAGGAGTTTCAGGTGACGGTAGAGTAGCTGTTCTTAACCCAAGACAATACTACGAGCTAATAAGAAATGTTAACGGAAACAACCTAGTCAACCGTGACGTACAAGGTACAGCCTTACAGTCCGGTCAAGGTATCTTTGAGATAGCTGGTATCACCATCTATAAGTCAATGAATATCCCATTCCTCGGAGACTATGGTGTTAACCTAGCTAACCTTCCATCAGGTGCTGTGTCTAATATCTCTGAGGCTGCTTCTAAAGGTAGCTTTATTGGTGAGGACATGGATGATATGTCAGCATCTGCCACTCCAGACGGACAGAAGACTGTAAACAACTACGGTACTGCTGCTAAGTTTGGTGGGTCATGTGGACTTATCTTCCAGAAGGAAGCTGCTGGTGTCGTAGAAGCTATCGGACCACAGGTTCAGGTAACTTCTGGGGATGTATCAGTGGTATACCAAGGAGATGTCATTCTAGGACGTTTAGCAATGGGAGCCGATTATCTTAATCCGGCTGCTGCTGTTGAATTAGTTGCTGGTGTTGACGTATCCGCTAACTGGAACAACACTGCTGTTTCTAACGCAAGCTTCACCTAAGCTTATATTTTTAACCAACATATGGGGAGTCTTCGGGCTCCCTTTTTTTTTATTTATGGCTTCCACAACAATTGATACCGAGACCGAACTCTCCGCAGTAAACTCTATCCTGGGAGCTATCGGCCAATCACCCGTAAACTCATTAGTATTTGATAATCCTGAGATATCTTTTATATATAACTTATTAAGAGATTCTAATGTTGACGTACAGAACGAAGGCTGGCACTTCAACACAGAGAGACATGTATCCTATACCCCAGACTCAGTGACTGGTAAGATAGAAATTGGTAGTGATATACTTAGGATGGATGTAACAGATGGATGGAAGAAGAGAGAATTTGATGTAGTAAAAAGGAATGGATATCTATATGATAAGTATGATCACACAGATGATTGGTCAGACACAACAGAAATGTTATTAGATGTTGTTAAGTTATTTGTATTCACTGATCTACCTATGGTATTTCAGAGGTATATAATATATAGAGCATCAAGACTAGCAGCTACACAACTAGTAGTTAACGCACAGTTAGTACAGTTATTAGCTCAACAAGAGATTGCCGCTAGGGCTGCTTGTGTAGAGTATGAATGTAACCAAGGTAATCATAACATGTTTGGTTTACCAGAGGATTCAGTTTATACAGCTTATGAACCATGGAGAAACCTTAGACGATAATGGCATCAATCACACAGACTATACCTAATTATACTGGAGGTATATCAGAACAACCAGATCAGTTAAAAGTACCAGGGCAAGTTAAGAGTGTACAGAATGCTATACCAGATATCGTTAATGGTTTATATAAAAGACCCGGTGCTAAAAGAATAGGAACAACACCACTAGCTAACTTTCAATCTGGTGGTAGTATATTTCATTACTACAGAGATGAGACAGAAGGATCATATATAGGACAAGTAGCAGCTGATGGTAAGGTGAGGATATGGAGTTGTAATGATGGTGCTGAAAAGAATGTATGGTATGCTACAGATAATACTGCATATAGTGGTAGTACTGCTGCTCATACATCTATCACCTCTTACTTAACTCCTAGTACTGTTGACGGTGTATCTCAAACAGAAGATATTCAAGCTTTAACTATTAATGATACTACCTTCTTAAATAATAGAAGTAAAGTTGTAGGTACTACAGGTACTACAACTGCTAGACCACATAAGAATTTTGCATTTGTTGAACTACTTAGAACAGAAAATGGTAGACAGTATGCACTGAATATATCTGATGATGATAGTACTGATGCTCTTAAAGTTGTTACTAGATTAAAAATAGATAGTGATGAACTTGGAGAAGGTCATGGTAGTGGTCAATGCTTAGGTATCGGTACAGAAGTATATCATCTATATGCTAATACATATACAATTGGAGGAAGTTCTTATACTTCAACTACTCTACCTTCAGGGTATGCAGAAGTAGCTGGAGAAGTTAGACAGTATTATCCAAGACTAAAAATTACATTAGTTAATAGTATAGTATATAATGATGATAACTATGGTAGTTCTGATGACCAATGGCTACATCATACTAACAGAGCTTCGGCACATAACACTGGAGACCCTTATAGAGGACAGGCTACTAGATGGTTACTATCAGACGGTAGTACAAACTTAAACTCTGAAGCCATAAGTACTAGTCAAAGTCCTAATGGATGGACGTCAGCAGCACCAATTGTAACTGCATTACAAAATGCTAGTGGTTATAGTAGCTTACCCTTTACTATAACATATGATGGATTAAAAATATTTTTTAACTCTAAGACATCTTCTGCTGTATCAGGTACATGGACTTTAAAAAGATCTAACTCAGCTGGAGGATTAAGACCTGACCAAACTAATTCTTCACTATATGTAACCTCAACAAGTGTGACTAGTAGTGAACTTGTATCCCCAAACTATGTTGTAATATCAGCTGATACTACTAAACAGAATTTAACATTTAGACTTAGTGTATTAGGTCAACAAGGTGTAGCACCAACACTAAGTACTGGTCAAGATGTAAAGCAAGAAGATTATGGGTGTGCTTATAATAGAGAACTAACATTATTACATGGTGGAGAAGGTTATTCTGTAGGAGATACAATTACAGTATCTGGTCCAGGTAAGAAAGGTAAACTTTCTGCAGGTTCAGGTACAGAAAGTAGCCCAGGACAATATAACAACCAAGCTAACTTTACTGTTAAAGTAACGGAAATTGAAGAAGCACCTATTAAAGCTAATATCAGAGCAGTAAGACCAGCTCCTACTCCCTTTGATGCAGATACTTCTATCTCACAAGATGCTATATTAGGTGGTATTGCTTCTGAGATATCTGCTGCAAATAAAATTAATGGTAATGATTTAAAATATAAGTTATTTGGTAATGGTATATATCTTTATACTGAGAATGATGCAGATGATTTTAACGTAGAGATAGTAGATAAAGATCTCATGCGTGTTATGCAGAGTACTATTAATGATGTAACATCTTTACCATTTCAATGTGTAGATGGTTTAATTGTTCAAATATCTAATACTAGGCAATCAGCTGAAGATGATTACTATGTTAAATTTCATGGTGAAAATGGTAATGATGGACCTGGTTCTTGGAAAGAATGTGCAGCTCCTGGTATAGTAAAAAGCTTTCAAGCTTCTACATTACCTCATGTTTTACAAAGACAATCTGATGGAGACTTCTTAGTTAAAGAATATGTATGGGAAGATAGAGAAGTTGGAGACGATGTAACTAATCCAATACCATCCTTTGTAGGTAAGACTGTAAATAGAGTACTTTTCTTCCGTAATAGATTAGCGTTCTTATCAGGTGAACATGTTATAACATCAAGAACTGGTTCTATAGCATCCCCTAACTTCTGGTCTAACACAGCTTTAATAGTTAGTGCTAATGATCCTATTGATATATCTTGTTCCTCTAATTATCCTTCTGAATTATATGATGCTATAGAAATAACGTCTGGATTACTATGCTTTAGTAGCAATGCACAATTCTTATTAGCATCAGATGATACAATAATGAATCCAGATACAGCCAAATTGAGAGCCGTGTCTTGGTATAATTATGATACAGTAACACCACCTGTATCACTAGGTCAGACTGTAGGATTCATAGATAACTCTAATAAGTACAGTCGCTTCATGGAGATGGCTAATATTGGTAGGGAAAATGAACCAGCTGTTGTTAATACTAGTCAGGTTGTACCTACTCTATTAGCACCAGGTTCTGATCTATTTACTAACTCAAGAGAGAATGGTTTAGTTTTATTTGGTAAGACAGGTTCTGATACTGTAATTGGTTTTAGATATTTAAATATAGCAGATAAAAGACAGCAAGCTGCATGGTTTAAATGGAAATTTAAAAATACACTTAAGTACCAATTCATTATTAATGATCAATACTTCTTCTTAGATAGTAATAATTTCTTACAGAGTATTAACTTAGTACAAGCTGATACTGACTTAAATATAACTCAAGATAGTACTAACTATTTAATACATTTAGATAACTATACTACTGTTGCTAATGGTGTTTATAATGCTACTACAAATATAACTACTTTTACTAACCAATCTGATTGGATTGATCAGATTACTAATGGTGATGAAGACTTAGTAGTAGTCGATACAAATAGTAATACAACGAGGTTAGGTAGATATGCAGAATGTACTGTCATTAATAGTGATGATTTTACTGTTCCTGGTGATTGGTCTAGTGCTACATTAAATATAGGTTATCTATATGAATATAATGTAGAGTTTCCTAGATTCTATTTACAGAAATCAGGAGAAGGAGCAGTTCAGTCTGATATAAATTCTAAACTTACTGTACATAGAATGAAGTTAAACTTTGGTAAGATAGGTTTATATGCAACTACACTTACTAGAGTAGGTAAAACCCCATATACTGATACATATGAATCAACTGATATGGATGAATATGATGCATCAGACGCTCCATATTTAGCTGAAAAAATTAAAGACATTCCAATATATGAACGGAATACTAACGTAGATGTAACATTGAAATCCTCCCATCCAGCACCTGCTACCTTAAGATCTATGTCTTGGGAAGGTGACTGGTCCCCCATGCACTATCGTCGTGTCTAAATACATTCACCCAATAACAATTAAGGCTGCCGTTGAGGTGGCCTCTAATTTACGTCCAGATGACCGTAGAGAGGTCGAAGAAGGTCATGGACTTAATCCCTTAGTAGAGTTAGTTAAGGAGGCTCAGAGTGGCTCCTCTGTGTATTTCACAGTGCCTAACGGCAAGACTGCTGGTATGGCAGGAGTAGGTGAACAAGGTACCATATGGATGTTATGTACACCTGCAATCCACGAATACCCAATCACCTTTGCTAGAGAAGCTAAACGCTTCGTAGACTCTAGAACTGAACCTTTACTTTGGAACATAGTAGATGAACGTAATAAGGTTCATTTAAAATTATTAAAATTTTTAGGATTTAAATTTCTACGGAAAAAATTACATGGTCCTAACAACTTGTCCTTTATAGAATTTTGCCGTGTGTGCTCCAGATCCCAATAGGGGAATAAGAATGCAAGCCAAGATTGAGAAGATGAAGAAGGATACTCAGTATTACTCTGCATCTCTCAAGTATTGGAATAGAGAAGCTGGCGCAAAGCGTCGCGTAGGAGGTCTCACCAGAGGCTTAAGTAGAACTAAGAGTGATGCCTACTCTAAAGCCTTATGGGTCTTAGGGAAAGGTCGTTTAGCTCAAGAAGGTTTATATAAAAAGAAAGCACAGATTTCTAGATACTCAGATAAGACTGGTGTATCAGTTTCTAATAGATATAATGTTAATAAATATAAAGCAATACTAGATAAACAACGACAAATAGAATCCACTTTAAATAATACATTTGGTAGGAACATGGACATCGCTCATCAGATGATCATGAGAAACCATAACACACAGGTAGCTAAGAATAGAGCTTCACTAGGAGCTAAACCTGAATATGGTGCTCCTGTAATGATGCCGCCTAAAGATAAAGCAGGTCAGATGTTTGCTAACCTACAATTAGGTATGAGTATAGCAGGATTATTTACACCAGGTTAACCATGACAGATTCAAACTTAGCCTTGATGACTAAACTGGATACCCTTCCCACCGCCTCGGTATCCAGCAATTATCAAGATGAAGAAGCTATTGACTTAGTAACTAAAGGAGTCAATACTCAGATAGATGAGAATCAGAAAGCAACAAATGCTCACTTTGATTCTATGATCAAGATGTATAACCACCTACATAAGAGAGCAGAGAATAGACCACAAGAGTTCCTAAATACTTTAAAGAAAGGTAAACAATTTAAAGGGGAATTACAAGAATTCCAGAAGTACTGGGGTAACTATTTCGATTATGCTAATAGATTACAAGATCAAAAGGAAACTATAGATCAAGTACAATGGGCTCACTATCCTAATAAAGGAGACTTTGATAAAGATGTAAAGAATGAGATAGATAATCAACCTATCATCAGTCAAGTTAGAGCACAGTCTAATGATTTTGCTGGTCAACTACAGAATGAAGGAGCTGATGAAGATGCTCATAACTTATATCGTGGTCCTGAAGGTGCTTATGAAAATGAAGTAGAAATAATTCAGAACTTAGAAACTCTGCTTACTGATCATGAAGCTTCTTATAGACCTAGAGCTGAAGCAGGAATGAAAGTTCCTATGCCCGGACAGTTCACAGCTGACGGACAGCAGATATATAAAACCTATGGTGAAGCTGTAGGGATGGAAGAAAGGAGATACATCAGTGATGTTATTGATTCTTGGTATGCTTACAAACATAAAGATCTAGCTGGTGGTAGATTAGGTTTATGGAAACAGAAATTCATCAATGAACTACTAGATAGAGATGATGAAAGAGTTAAGAAAGAACTTGAAAGAGATGGTGCTGTCTATAAAGAACTTCAACTTGAAGGTAGACATAGAGAACTAGAAACTAGAATTAATAAAGATCCTGGTTTCATCATTGATTACATTGATATCTATAAAGGATTCCATGACGGCAGATATGATCTAGCTAGGAAGGAAGCTTTTGAAATGTTAACTGATGGTATTAAATCAGGAGCTCTTGATAGAGCAGATATAGAACCTGTATTAAACCATCAGTTCTTAGCTCATGATAGTACTCCAGATAATCCACACTGGGTAACACCTAGAACTTACTGGAGGAAGGATTCAGCTAAACTTCTATCAGCTCTAAGAGAACAAGAGAAGGCTACGTTTGAAGAAGCTAAGGCTACTAAAGAAACTGAGATGAATACAATGGCTCTGAATATACTAAAAGGTATTGATGAATCAGATGCACCTTTAACATTCAAATCAGTCCAGAATATTCAATTAGATTTCATGCAGAAATGGGGTATCAGAGACCCTGAAGAATTACCTGATCTAATAAAGAACTTACCTTATGAAGGTATGTATGATGATCAAGCTATTGATGCACAGTTATCCTACAATCATTATATTCTAAATCAAAGGATAGAACCTTCAGATCTTAGAGGTATAATGGACCCAGACATTAAGAAGAAATGGATAGATATAGCTAAGTCTCAAGCTGGCTTAACTAAAGATGCTATAACTAGAAGGAATAGTGCTATCTCTGCAGAGGTAACATCTAGAACTATGGAGTCTGATGTTAATAAAGAGAAGACTCCTAAGTGGAGATCTAATTATGAACAGGCTGTTATAGAGTATGACTCAGTATATAATGGAGTTATAGCTAATGGAGGTAATGATCTCCAAGCTCATAAAGAAGCTATGGAAGCTGTTAATACTGGTCTATGGAAGGAATCATCCCCAGGTGTATACCAATGGGATACCAGAGGACCATCTGGATTTAACTCAGCACCAGCTAGACAGATTAATAAAGTAGTACAATCTATAGGTAAAGATAGGACTCTTGTTAATAGTACAACACCATGGGATGGGGAAGAACCTCACCTCATAGATGCTCTAAACTATCTAGAGAAGAGTCGTCAAGGTAGAGAAATAAATCAACCATTCTATTATAGAGACATTGCTAGAAAGATAGGCATGAATCCTGAAAGACTTATGATCAATAGATTAGAAGCTACAGGTGCTATAAAATCTAGTAATCGTAAACTACCAGAAGAAGAGAATCTATCACCTAGACATCAGAGATTATTACTTAAACCTTCTGCTGCTAAAACCTACAGGGTTACACAGGAGAATGATGATATAATATGGATGTTAGATACTATAGCTTCTCCTATTGCTGAAGCTAACGGTGGTTATGATGCTATCCGTAACCCTCAGGGAGACTATGAAAGTATAGAAGCACTAACTGGTAAGAAGTTAAGTGAAGTTGATGTAGGAGATATAGCCTTCTTAATGACTGAAGGGTATACAAATATTGGTCGCTATGATTTTACAGTCCAAGGACTAGTTGATGTTTTAGTTGCTAATCAGATATCTCCAGATACACTATTTGATGAAGATGGTCAGAATAAATTACTATTAGCTAGGCTTAGAATGAAAGCAAACAATGCTAATAACTACCAAACATTAGATTCTAAATACAGAAGATTAGTTAATATACCACAACAAGACCAAGACGAATTCCTAGAACTAGTAGGAGAGCTACCCACTTGGCTTAAGTTAGATACATTACTTCCAGAAGCAGCTAAGGAACTTGTGAGAAG